CGTTCCAGATCACTTGGGCAGCAGGGGGATACGCCAACCTCGATTTGACGCCCTGAGCTGAAGCTATCGGCATGAAGCGGTGAGGCATGGCCCGGCGGTTCAACGGCACCAGCGACTACATCACGTTCACCCTGTCCAGCGTGCTGGAGTCCCTCGACGCCGGCCCGATGACGATGGCCGTCCTGGCCAGCGTCACCAGCACCACCGACGGGGCGTTCATCCACACCCGCACGAGCGGCGGCACCAACTCGTGGTGGATGGAATGCAGCAGCGCCCAATGGAACTACGGTCAGGGGGTCGCGGCCCGCGACATCGGTGACCTCACCACCTCCGAAGGGTGGGCCGTCTACGCCGGGCACAAAGGCAACGGCGGCGCAGCCGCCCCCGTCGGCCGCAAGATCATCCTTGGTGGGGCGACGACAACCGTCACCGCGCCGTCCGCGCTCGCCGACGGCACCGTGCCCGGCGCGGGCGGCATCCTTCAGGTGGGCCGCTGGGGGACCGCGGCCGAATACCTCGGCGCCGACATCGCCGCCTGCGCGGTGTGGGACTACGAACTGTCCGACGCCGAAATCGACGCCCTGATCACGTACGCCGGGTGGTCGGCGACGGTCAGCCCGCCCAAATGGCTCGTCAAGTTCAACCAGGCCAACGCCACCGACGCGATCAGCGACAACACCGGCAACGGCGGCGGATCCAGCGCCATCACCGGCACCACCATCGTCAGCGATCCTGCCGGGTTCTTCGGCGGCGGCGCCACCGTCACCGCCACCGCGGTCGTCGGCACCGCCGCCGTGCCCGCGCCGACCGTGTCGGCCGGCTCGACTGCCACCCCCGCCGCCGTGGCCGGCGTGGCCGCGGTCCCCGCCCCGGCCGTGGCCACCGGGTCGCGCGTCACCGCCGCCGCCGTCACCGGCACCGCCGCCGTCCCGGCACCGACCGTCACCACCGGGTCCCGGGTGTCCCCGGCCGCCGTGCAGGGCGTTACGGCCGTCCCCGCCCCGGCCGTCAGTGCCGGCGGCAGCGCCACCGTGCTGCCCGCCGCCGTGGCCGGCGTCGCGGCCGTGCCGGCGCCGACCCTCGCCGCCGGGTCCCGGGTCACCGCCGTCGCTGTGGCCGCCACGGCCGCCGTACCAGCCCCGGCCGTGGCCGGTGGGGCCCGGGTTGTCGCGGTCGCCGTCGGCGCCGTCGGGGCGGTTCCCGCCCCCGCCGTCAGCACCACCGGCGGTGCGACCGTCGCCCCGGCCAGCGTTGTCGGCCGGGCCGCCGTGCCGTCGCCGGCCGTGCAGACCGGCGGGGCGGTCCGTATCCCGGTGGCCGTGCACGTCCGGTCTCGTCCGGGCGGAACCCATGTGCGGGCCAGGCCCGTCACCCACGTTGCCGCCTGATGTCGGCCGTACAGATGTTCGATACGATCACGGGAAACAAGGAGGCAGCCCCATGACCACCTCGAACGGTTCCGCCGTCCCGCTGGCCGCGCACGAAATCGTCGGCGCCGATGAAAACGTGGCCGCCGACTACACCCGCGTCGGCCGCCGCGACTTGCAGCAGATCTGCAAGGTGCGCGGCATCCCCGCCGACGGCTCGAACGTCGACCTCATCGCCAAGTTGCAGGCGTGGGACGCCCGGCACGGCGCAGACCCGGACGTCACCGTTCCCGACGACGACGTCGATCTGCTCGGCGACGACGACGAGACCCCGGCCGGCGGCGCGGCTGCCTCCAACCCGCCGGCCGGTCCCGCCGCCCCCGAGGGCGCGGTACGCGCCGGCCAGCCGGGCACGCCCGACGTCGGCGCTTCTGCGGCCCGCGGCGAGTCGGCGGCTGCACCGACCGTCACGACCACCCTGCCGGGTGCCCCGGCGGTCACCGTGACCGCCGCGCCGGCCGGCGCCGAGGCGGCGCATGTGAAGCGTGGCCGCCCCGACCTGTCCGTCACCGACGGTGTCGCATCCCAGGGTGAGGGCACCCTCGGCCCGAAGAACGCCTACCGCGCCGCCTACACCATCGGCGACCGCGACGTCACCGACGACGACCACTTCCGGTACATCGCCGACACGCACGCGCGGGCCGCCGCCGCCGGCATGCAGACCAAGGGCGGTGCCACCATCGGCGAGCGCGTCGGGTACGGCACCGACGGCAACGGCCAGCGCACGGCCATCTATCAGGTGCCACTGCGCCGGGGGCAGTGATGAGCTGGGCATCGGGCGACGACGTCGTTGCCATCACCGGCGAGGAGGCCACCTCGAAAGCGGTCGCCCTGGCCAACGTGATGATAGAGATCTTTTCCGGCACGACCACAGTCGCGTCGGACGACGGCCTGATCTCCAGCCGGAACCTGCGCTACCTCAAGCAGGCCGCCGCGTTTCAGGCCGTGTGGCTCGATGCCCACCCCGACGTGCTCGAAACGATGGACGTCGAGGGTGTGAGCCAGGACGGCCTGAACGCCACCTACGCCAACGTCAACGCCCACCTGCTGGCGCCGATGGCGAGCCGCTGCCTCAACCGGCTGTCGTGGCGGGCGCAGATCAACGCCCGCCGGTCGTCCCGCATTGCCAGCGTCCGCGGCAACCGCGACAGCGCCGTGCGCGACGACCAGTACGAGTGGTCGCCGATGCCGTTCGGCACCACCGGGCACTAGGGGGCTGCCGTGAGCTTCGTGGCCAACGACGTGTTCACCGTGCTGCGCGGGGTGGCCGCCGACCGCTTCGGCGACGACGTCGACACCGACGATGTCGTCAAGACCGGGTTGCCCGTCTCGATCCTGGAGAAGCCGGCCACCGGCGGGCGCCCCGTGTCCGGGCGCACCGACACACCCCGCACGTTCACCATGCGGGTGCGGCCCCGGGCCGGCTTCACGTTTCGCCAGGGCGACCGGGTGCGCTCCGAACGCACCGGCGAGGTCTACACCGTCGACGTCCTGGTCAGCCCCCGCAATCCGGTCGGTCACAGCGTGACGCGATACGACCTCCGTCGTGTAACCTGATCACCAGGTTCGTACATATGTGCGAATTTTGGCACATGGTGTGACACCCGGGAAGACCGGGTGACGGTGGTCCGGCTGCGACCCGACGAGGGGGCGGTGAGATGGCACGCGTCCGACGCAACCCCGAGTTCGACGCCTGGTTCCTCGCCGCGGTCGGCGCCAACGTCAAGAAGGTCACCGAAGAGGTCGCGCTCGACGCCATGGCGCACTGCCCCGTCGACTCCGGTGACCTCGTCGAGTCGATCGCGACCCGCTACCCGGGCAAGCTGCACGGCGTCGTCATCGTCGGCACCGACCATTGGGCCCACGTCGAATACGGCACACCCCCGCACGAGATCAAGTCGACGGGCCCGTGGAGCTTGCGTTCCGACGAGGGCGTCTACTTCGGCCGGCGCGTCTGGCATCCCGGCACCGAGGCCCAGCCGTTCATGCGTCCGGCTCTGTACCGCCGCCGCAAGCTGGTCAAGGTCGGGTGACGCCGTGACGCTGCCCCTGGTGCTCGCGCCCAATGCCGAACTGGTCGCCGTCGCCTACCTGCGCGGCATCCTCACCCCGTACGGCGTCGGCGTCGGCACCACGCTGCCCGGCCCGTCCGAGGCCACCGGCGTGCTGTCGTGGGGCGGCCCGGCCGGCGGCTTCATCACCGTCGGCAGCATCACCGGCTCCGTCAACTCCGACGTCCCGGTACGCACCTCGATGGTGTCCCTGGACGCCTACGCGACCCGCCCCGGCGGCAACAAACCACCGTGGGGCCACGCCTTCGCGATTGCCGAGACCGTCATCCGGGCCGTCTACGACACGGCCACGCACGAGACCCAGCTGCCCGTCACGCTGCCCGCCGGCTATCCGGCGGCCCGCGTGTCCGGGTTCGTGGCGCTCGGCGAGCCGTCGCGGCGGCTGTCGGACCCGGCCAACTATGCCCGCGTCGGCTTCGACGTGGCCATCTCCTGGCATCCGCTGTGAAGACGTGCAGGGGCTACGGGCGCCGGAATTTGCTACAGGAATTGTTTCCTGAAATGACAGACGAATCGAGGAGCGACAATGGCTAATGGAGCGGCCTACCAGGTTATCATGGGCGCCGGCCGGATGTACACCGGCGTGTTCTCACTCACGGCCGCCAACGAGCCGGCGCTCACCGCCATCAACGCCGTCCCGCAGTCCAGCGCCTGGACCTACACGGGCTTCACCAACGACGGCATCACCATCACGATCGAGCAGGAATTCGCCGAGATGACGGTGGATCAGCTCGCGGACCGGGTGGGCCGCAAGCTGACCGGCCGTTCGCTGAACATCCAGGCCAACCTGGCCGAGGCGACGCTGGAAAACTTCACCCTCGGCCTCAACGGCGGCACCATCACCACCGGCGCCGGCTACAAGCTGTATGAGCCGGTCTACGACGGCACCGAGTTGCAGCCGACGTACATCGCCATCCTGTTCGACGGGTACGCCCCGGCCAGCGCGGCCGGCGTCAGTAAGCGGCGGCGGTTCGTCCTGCGCAAGGCGATCCAGACCGAAAACGTCGAGACGGCGTACAAGAAGGGCGACATGACGTTGGTGCCGGTCACGTTCTCGGCGCACTACGTCAGTGACACCGTCGCCCCGTTCCGCATCATCGACGAGACGTAAGACCAGC